ATCCGATGAATATTATGAGGAAATAGATAAAAGAATAAGACTTGAATTTCCACATAAATTTGGTAAAACTGTAAACAAGACAATTAGTAAACCTACACAAACCGTTGCCTCTGCAACGCGTAGTCCAAAGACTAATGCAAAAAGTGTGAGACTCACATCTTCTCAAGTCGCAATAGCGAAAAAATTAGGTGTGCCACTAGAAGAATATGCGAAACAGCTTATGAACACGAAGGAGGTATAAGCATATGGAAAAGAAAAACCAAACTCGTGCGAGTCAAACTAAAAAAAGTGATACAACAAAAGTTGAGTCACATAGCTCTCAGGCAAAAGTCAAAGAGCGACCAAAAGTTTGGGCTCCACCATCGTATTTAGATACGCCCAACGCGCCAGACGGATTCAGACACAGATGGGTCAGGACAGAAATCCTAGGGTTCGTAGACACTAAAAACATACAAGGTCGTTTAAGATCTGGTTATGAATTAGTTAGAGCTGACGAATATCCCGAAGAAGACTTTCCCGCAATCACAGACGGCAAATACGCAGGGGTGATCGGACACGGAGGCCTTGTGCTGACAAGGGTACCAGAGGAGATCGCGCAGCAAAGAACTGAATACTATGCCCAACAGGCACAGGATCAACAAGCTGCAATAGACGCCGATCTTGCGAAGGAACAGCATAAGAGTATGCCTATCACTGTTGATAGAAATACTCGTGTAACCTTCGGTGGGAAGAAAAGTTAGAATTTTTTAACAATTCGGAACCAGCGAATATAATAAACCGTACTGGAGGCCCGCAAGGGCAGGTACATATAAGGAGTAATGACTATGGCAAACTCATCGTCAGTTGGTTTCGGAATGAAACCAGTAAAAATGGCGGGTCAAGCAGCAAACACTGCGGGACTAGGAGAGTACCCTGTAGCAGCAAACGCAACTGCAATCTTTAATCAAGATTTAGTTGCAATGGCGGCAACAGGAACTGCGGCAGTAGCTGCAGCTGGTACAGAACAGATCTTAGGTTCCCTAAACGGTGTTTTCTTTACTAACACGTCAGATGATAAACCAACGTTCAAAAGTCACTTAGCAGGAAGTAACGCTGCTACTGACATTGTTGCACTTGTAAATGATGCACCTCATCAAATATATGAAGTGAGATCAAACAACGCCGGTGCATCAGCACAAACGGACGTAGGTAATACAGCAGATATTTCATATTCTGCGGGTGCTACTCCAAACTTCATCTCTAAAACAACTTTAGATGATGGATCTTTGGCAACAGCATCAAAACAACTAAAAATAGTGGGTGTTTCAAGAGACCCTGAAAACAATGATATCGGATCAGCAAATGTGGTCTGGAGAGTTGTAATCAGTGAGCATTTCTTCAAACAACACGCAGGCGTATAATAGGAGTATAACAACATGGCTATATCACGTAATCAACTAGTTAAAGAACTAGAGCCAGGTTTGAATGCACT